AACGGTCACCGGGTGAACCAAAGTCAGCGGCAGAGAACAATGTGCCTGTTGTACCACCCTTAGTATCATTGCTCGTCAAAAACGCACCGCCGACTGTTGTTGTGCCGTTGATATTAAACACTGCGGGAGAAGCTGTATTAGTCACTACAGAAGGATTGGCAGTTGTAGCTGTTACAAAAGTAGCAGTCACACGGGTTCCGTTGCTGTAAGCAGTAACTTCTGTCCAGCCAGCATGGGAAGCCATTGTGTCGCCAGCCGCTGGGTCATTAGAAGCCGCAGCACCATACAGACCAAGATACCAAGTGGTAATCTGGGAAACTGAAGTTAAAGCAGAACCCGCCATGTATGCTAGACCCGCGTTAACCACCAAGTTTTTAGATTGCGCTTCCCACTTCAAATTACCGTCTTTGTCGTGGCATTTGATTTCAAATAAACCGGTCGCCTTTGCGTCCTCACCGGTTTTAGTGTTGCAAGACAGGCCACCAGAAACTACGTCGGTGGCTTTGGTTTTTTCAATAGTCATGATGACTCCTTAGTTAGAACTACGAATGAGAGCCGCCGTAGCGGTGTTTGCTGGCATGGTGATTGTAAATGTAACAGCGGATGTCTTGTCAGAACCGAAGTCCAACACAGCAACTGATTTATTACCTTGTGTCTCGTTATAGATTAAAGCGCACCGTGCGGTGATTACCCCAGTCCAAGAAATGTTCGGAAAACCTACAAAAGCTGTGTATCCAGACGTGCCGATTGTGATGGGAGTTAACTGTGCCCCACCAGCAAAGTAAGTGCCTGTGTTAGGTACTTCATTGGTCGAACTGTACACAGTTGTGTCTTCGTTTAAATTAGCATTAGCCGTATACAAGGCAATCTTAATAACGTCAGTTGTTAGGTCATGAATACCTTGGTACAACTGCGCCTTAAAACTTGTGGTCTGGGTTTGAACAATAGCCATCAGGTCACCGCCTGTCTATATTGGCCAGAACGATAAGCGTCCTGACGCTCCATGCCATCGCCCAAACGTTTAGCCAATGCAAGTGCTTCTTGGTATTTGCCGTTGTACAACGCCATCATGTCTTGCTCACCCTTCATGTAGGTGTAGGCCTCAACCAACGAGCCGTACAAAAGCACCGTGTCGAAGTTATCACCAAGCCATGAAGTGAAGGGGGCCACAGAAATACTTGGCGGGTAGAAAAAGTAGTGCAGTTCCGCCCCGTATGCGGCATCTGGTGTGGGGCCAAGAATAAAAGTTAACTCTGCCGGATTATCTGAACGTGGGCCAAACAGTGCGTAGTACCTAGGGATCCCTGTGTCTGTAGGCTGGGGGTACGCCTGCCGAATAAAGTTAACGTCTTTGTTTAACAAATACTCGTACTCGCCGTTGGCCTTTATGATTGCCAAAGAATACACCGCTAAAAAATCCGTGGGGCACTGCAGGTACTTGTTGTTTGTCGTGGTTGCGCCTGTCACATTTTGGCGAAGCGACGGAAACTGCACCGAGTTAAATATACGCTGCTCAGCCTGCGTAACGAACACGGGAATATTAGCCACGAAATCTGCTTCCGTGTTCTCCGTGTACGCTTGAATAGCAGCGCTGAGTGCGGCGTAATTCATGCCATCGGGCCTCTGGCTGTAATGCCTTTGGTCGCCGCGCCGTTACCACGGGTGACGATACCGGATGTCTTAGTTGGGTTTTCACCGTTGTTAATGACACCAACGCTCATCTTCATGGTGTTAAGGCTACTAATGCTAGAGTCCTTGCCGGGGTTAGTCGACATTACCAGAGCCTTACCATTCATTTTGTGCGGTGCAGCATAAGTAGCAGCGTCGCCAACTTCTTTACCCATCATCTTTTTGCTAAATTTAGCCATGATTAACCTCGTTTCTGGTTGGCAATCTTTGCCAAATTACGTCCCATAGACAACATGTCGGCATCAGTTTTGCCGCCTTTACCGCCCTTACCGCCTTTTTGAATGGCTGATGTAGGGCCACTATCGCCTAAATTTGTTCCTTCGGTTTTGCCTTTTCTAGCAATGCCGTCTGCTGATTTTCTAAATGCCATTTTAAGCTCCTTAAGATACCGTTACTGTACCAACAAATGTCGTTGCCACCAAGTAGTTTGGCGTCAATGCCACATCAAAATTACTAGCCCCGCCCACTGGGTTCCAGCCCCATTGAATATCCCGTGAACCACTAGTCGGATTACCCGCAGTATTCGCGCCCGCCGTAACGTACGTTGAATCATTACGAGGATTACGCACGGCTTGTGGGTCATCAACTGGGTACATACCCAACTGCAACTGCGGCTGATCGGGATCCCAACACTGAGGGCACACAAGCAGGTTATATATCTTGGTCTTCTGAATTTCTTTTCTAAGCGCCGTCAATTTGTACTGAAAGCCACACCTATCGCACATGGCAATACTGTTCTTCGCAGAAGCAAACCTATTGCCCATTAAGTGCCACCACCAATAAATTGTTGTCTAGGCACAAATCGAATAGCCGCTTTCTCGCGGTCTTCAGATGCGGCCAATTCCCAAGCTTCGTCATACTGCTGTTTCAATACCGGCAAACGCTCAGCGCCACCGGCAATCTTTAACGCCAAATAGTATGCGAGGCCAGCAGCCAAGCAGGGGATAAATCTAAACGGTACGTCCATCACGTTCACACCACCACCCGCGTCTTGCGTGCGGCGTAAGCGCCAGTAAACAAATGTGTACTGCTGTGACCCATCAGGAGTAGGCCAAACTGTAATAGCTGGAACCTGCGCCCAGTACACGGCAGCGGCGGCGGTATGCCCCACAGCAATTGTTTCTTGCTGGCCACGGGAGCAGTTAAATAGCGTGCCGGACTTGGCGTTTGTGTTCTGGGTGATGTAGCCGTAGTTGATGATCTCGTCATCAATCTTAACGAAACCGGTTGCTGGTAAGCCTGTTACATCGTTCAACACAATTGATGTGCTAGTAGCCGTAATCGTTGTTGTGAGCGTAGCGGCAATTGGGGTGTTCTGGCCGTTATATCGTTGAATCCAGACTTGAATTGGTCTGGCTTGCTGAATCTTGTTGGGGATCGTAGCGTACGTAGAAACACTAATACGTGTGATTGTTAAGTCAGCCTGTGTATTAGCTGCGTTAGGCTGCGTACGTATAACGTGCTCAATCAGATCCACTGTGTTGTCTGGCAGGGCGTATGTATTTTGGCCTTGAACAAGAGTGATCTCACCCTGCTCTATAGTCCACATATTGATGCCGCGGTTGGCCCAATCTGCAAACATGATGTTCAAACTACGACGAGCAGTACGCAGGTCATAGCCAGTACGCAGTTCACCACCGGCGCGTTCAAACGCCTCCTCGACCAATTCGTCGAGTTGGAGATTAAAACCTGATGCGCCAGAAGTGGTTGCCATTATCTAAATCCTGCAGTTTTCTTCGCAATTGTTTTTGGTTGGGCTACGAATTGTTTCCCGGCGGCTTTTCCGGCTCGCTTGGCTTTGGTCGTCGCAGCGTACTCAGCAGGGCTGAGACTTTTGATCGCAGCTTTTGGAAGGTATCGTTCACCAGTGTCAGAAGATTTTTTACCACTTTTAGTTGTCCAATCTTGTTTGCCCCAGTCCTTGAGAGACTGTTGCGGTTTAGCCAACCCACCACCGGCCATTTTCTTACCCGCGCAATGTGCCTTCTCTGAGAAACCTTTTGGGGCATCACAGTTTATGGCTTTCTTGCGCTTGTCAGACCACTTAGTCACGATACCCACCACCTGCGGCTTTGTACCGTTTAGCCATAACCTGCGCTTTTCTTGCGCTCCACTGACCCGCGCCAGTGCCAACAATTGCCGCAGCTTTAACGCTGTTAAAAATCCGTTTGCGCAAACCGGGCTTGGTGTAGTTACCAGCTTCGTTTACCTTAGACTTTACTTCACCACCCTCTTTGTACTGGGTAAAGTCAGTGTTATCCCTACGCTTCTTGCGTACACCTTTGGGCATTTTAGAAGGGGAGATGTTTCCCATACCGCGACTAGCCATCATTTTGTACCGCCTTTAACTTTTTTGGCTAAAAACATCTTATCAACCATCTTTATCCGTTGGGGTTTAGTTGTAACTTTGTTAATAATAGCCAGTCGTTTGGGTTCATTTGCGCCGTAAAACCCAGCCTTCTTTAAAGACTTAACTACGTTACCTGTGGGTTTTACGGTTGCCATATCAGCACATCTTTCCGCGAGTCTTACCTTTAGTAGCAACACCATCGGCGCGTTTAGAGGCTGAGCCACCAGAAGCCATTTTTGTCATACCGCCCGTTCTTTTACCTACGGTAGTGGCTTTGTTGTACTCTGCACCAGCTTCGGCTGAAGCTTTAGCGTCGGCAACTTCGGCTTTAGCCGCTTCCATCTTTGCACGAGTTTCAGGGTAGATAACTTCGTTTTGAGACTCAGGCGTGCGCCTAGGCTTGTATTTTTTAGCTGCTGCTGGTGTCATTGGCATGATGTTTCCTTAGCAGGCTTTGCCGCCCATGTTCATCTTAATCATCTTGCCTTTGGTTTTACCCTTAGACTCAATGCCGCCGCCTTTAGCCAACTTAGTCATAGCTGCGCCTTTGTGCAAACGACCTTCGTGTTTATTCACGGCCTTCTGCATCATGCTCTTGTCTTGCTTCATGTCTGATTTTCCGCCTTCAGCCATGCCGCCTTTTTTCATTGCGCCTTTGCCGTCGCCGATAAACGCAGGTTTGCCGTCTTTCATAGGCATGCCGCCGCCAGCCATACCGCCTTTTTTCATGCCCATCATGGATGTATCAGCCATAGGTGTAGGGCGTTTCATACCGTCTTTAGCAGTACTCATGCCTTTTTTCTTAGCTATCATTGCCATCATTCCGGGGTTCATTTTAGAAGCCATAGTGTTACCGCCTTCTTTCATAAGTGACATCTTGCCATGAAGTGTCTTGGGTTTATTAACTTTTTGAAGATCGGGGCGGGACGTATTGGTGTCCTTGCCAAACTTCATCCCTTTGCTTTTCTCACTAAACTCTTTTGCAACTTTTACAGGAACGCCGGATGCCCTAGCAAACGCTGGGTTGTGTGCAGCAGCATCCATAAACTTTTTCTGTTTTTCACTCTTCGCTGGCATCTTTTTTCCTTCGGATTATTTCAGCAAAAGGTTTGCCCGCAACCATCTCTGTAATGCGCATGCCTGTCCACACAATTGTAAACAGGGCGGCAACCGAAGGGAGTAGTTGCATTAACGTACCAATAGCCGTAACAGCGGCTACACCGTCTACTACATGCTTTATGGTTTCAACGTTCTCTTGTTTCATACCATCCGCCCTCTTGTTTTACCTTGTGTAGCGCAGCCATCAGCCGCAGTTACATAGCCACCATCCTTACAGTTCCACGCCCTCAAAGACTTATTTATCCTTGAATCCGGGTCGTTGGCCGTCTTTGCGCTGGTCAGCTTCTTTTTCATTCCACTCATCCTCGCACAGAAAGAGTCGCGCCGGGAGCCGCCTTCGGGCTGGGGCCGTTTCAAATTCATGCCTTGCGCTTTCGCAGAGGCTCGCCCCTTGGCGTTCAAGCCACCCTCGGGGTTTTTGCCTTCTTTGCGAGTCCATGCTGGTGACTTAGCCATAAAACACCGTTGCTGTTACAGAACCGCCAACACCTACAAACATACCGTTTTTGCAATATATGCCTTCACCGGGGATCAGCACTGGCAAACCAACAATGTTGAACGTGTCAAGCTCTAACAAGATACTACTATAAAACGTTATGGCTCCGCTAGTTGCAGTGCTCGCTGCAGTTGTTACCGTAAAGACGTTTGCGTTTGTTACAGTCACCGCATAGACCCCGTCCGCTGCCGTACCAGTAGTAAAGTCCATAAAGACTCTATCGCCTGTAGTCAAGCCGTGAGCCGTAATAGTGACGGTAACTGTGGTGCTTGCCGCAAGCCTAGCGTATGTGCCTGTCTTAAAAATTGTGGGATCAGCCACTGCCATATTACGTACAGACGCTGAAGCTGGGGACACCGTAATAGATTTAAGCCGAACGGCATAATCCGTCACTGTTTTAGACGTTGTTACGTGGGAGGACTTAACGTCATATTGCATTGCCATGATGCCGTCCTATCCGTAAAATATGGTCGTTGTTACCGTGGCAGACGGGAGGAACGTATAAATTCCTACAGAGGCTAATACGCCTTCGCCGGGGATAAGGGTATAAAACGCTGTTCCCGTAGCGCAATCAATTTCAGCTAATACGTCTTGGTACATTGTCACATTACCGCTGGTGGTTAACACGGCTGTAGTCACAGTAAACGTGTTAGTTGCCGCAGTTACAACGGTATAAACGTCTGGAACTGCTGAACCTGTAGTGAAATTAAGCACCACCCTGTCACCCACAGCCAACCCGTGATTAGCGTACGTTACTGTACAAACAGTAGTTCCGGGAATGT